GGGTCGCTATGTCTTGGCTGATGCTCCTGGCGTGGTGAACATACCTCCATCAGAAATACGTCCTTCCGATCTTCAGCTTGAAAATCCTAAGTTGTTTGGTCATCCTGTTGATACTGCGCCAGCAGTTTTAAATAGGGAGGCTCTGCAGCTTGCAGTTAACAAGAAATATCATAAGCCAGGCTATTTTGACACCCCATTTCTGGAGAGAGCAGTGGAGTGGATTAAGGAAGATCTCTCAACCCATATACAACCATGTAGAAAAGTTAATTTAGAGATCGGCTTGGATGGACAAACCCAATATGGGAAAATATCAAAGATTGATTTAGCGACATCACCAGGTTTGCCCTGGACTGTAACCAAAGAGCAAGGTAGTGTTGGAAAGACAAGCTTGTTTCAAAGTCAGGATGATGTTCTGTTTCCCATTGAGAGTTTGAAGGCTGCAATAGAACAAGTTGAGAAGGGAAGATGCAATGGCGAAATTCAACCTGCTCTTTTTAGAGGTACACTTAAAGATGAGAGAAGAGATTTGGAAAGAGTTAAAGACAGTAAGACACGTATTTTCACGGCTGGTTCTGTAGAAAAAGTGATTGCCGATCGAATGTTGTTTAGTGAATTTGTTGCCCAGTTTAAAGCGAAACGCATCCTCTTGCAACACGCTTATGGAATAAATCCAGAAGACTTGGAATGGAATGAAATGATACAAAGACATTTGGCAATAGGGTCACATCACTTTGGGTTTGATTACTCTGGTTTTGATGCGTCTGAATCACTGCAACTTTTACAGGCAGTATCGGATTGTATATCCTCTTGTTTTGAGGAAGAGTACAGGCGTGAAGTTGTGGCTTCTGGTGTAGAATGTTTTAATCATTTTGTTGTGATTGATGGAGATGTGTATGCATACCATCAAGGGAACCCGTCCGGATGTGTTATGACAACAATATACAACACGATAGCAAATTGGATTCTGTTGTATTACGCATGGATAAAATTGGCAGCCGAGAATGAAAAGCCACTGACTCGTACATACTTGCACCAAAATTGTGTGATACATGCATATGGTGATGATTTCATAGCTACGGTTTCGT